TCATAACTCCTTCACGACCTCCACCAAGAACACCTTTACTTACAGCTTGAGCTGCAATACTTGGAATTCCTTTTTGTGCTTGTACATCAAATTCTTTTAACGTCTCACTAATAACATCTTGTTGATAAGGAGACATAAATTGTTGATAAGCTTGAGGCCCTGTTAAACCACCAGCTGTTGTTTGTGCAGCTGCAGCTTGATTTAAGAAAGGTTGATAAGCACCAATACCTTGAGTAGCTAAAGTTTGTGCTTGTGCTTGTAAAGGATCTTGACCGGCTACAAATTGTTGACCAAATGCTTTTGATAAATCAGCTGTTTTATAGTCACCTGATGCTGTTGCTAGATTACCTAAATAAGTTTTACCTGCTGCTTCTATAAATTCTGGTGGTAATATTCTTGTTTCTGTTACTGCCATTATACTACTCTCTTTTCTGCTTGTTTCATTTGATCATACAACCTTTGAGCACCTTTTTCAATGTTGCCGTCACCTATTCCTCTAACAGCATCTGCTGTCATTACAAATTCATTTTTACTTAACATAGCAGGTACGTCGTCTGCTTTTTCTTTTATACCAACTGGTACAAATCCACCAGTCTCTCTATAGTCTCGTTCTATAGTACCAACTTTATTAGTTCTCATGATACCTGTAGGCATGCCACCCATAGCCATGTTTTCAGGATCAATTATTTTACGAATATAATCCTCGTCCTCTTTACTTTTTCTATCTTCTTCTGCTATTCTTCTAAAATATTCTTCTTCATCGAATTTAGGTTTAGGTGTACCTTTTTTTAAACCAACACGTCCACCTATAGCACTATTAATTCTTACAAACTCTTCTACTTCAACATCTGTAGCATCTGGATTTGTTTTGCTGTAATAATCTTTTAAATACATTTTTAATTTTTCTGGATCGTTTTCAATCTCAGCTATTTCTTCTTGGTCCATGCCGCTAGCAGCAAGTGCGCTTAAAGCTGCACCAATGCCTACTTGACCTGCAGTGCTTCCCATAAATTTTTTAGCTAGATTAAAAATACCACCACTTCTTGCTACAGAATCCCCTGCTGTTTTAAATCCTAAAGGTGAACCCATTAATAAATTTTTAGCCCCCGTAAATCCAGGTATATTTTTAAAAGCAAAACCTCCAGGGCCAAAACCTCCTCCTAATGCATAACCACCAAGACCTAATAAAGCAGCTTTACCAACAGGTGACTTAACAACTTTTTTAATCGTTTTACCTATTGATTTAACTAGACTTCCAAGTCCGTATAATTGTCTGGGTTCTTGCATTCTTGATATTGCCATAATTTAAATACACTTATATTGTTGAGCAGGCATAGATATCCTGAA